GAATATTGGTTTAGTGGATCCCTCTGGAGCGTTTCCAGCTGCTAGATCAACATTACCATAGGTATATCCAGAACCTTGACTTGATACCGTTACGCTTTCTACCTTTTGATCCGCATTTACAACTACCGTGCATTCCGCGCCAGTGCCATCACCTCTAATAGGAATTCGTGTATAGGTTCTATTTGCAGTTCCTACACCAACTCCTCTATTTGTTATAGTGACGATTTTAATCCCACCATCCACTGCATTTTCTCTAACAGGTGCATCATCTGAAGAATTTTCCCAGTTTTCTGGAACTGGTATAAAGTCGGTAGATTCAAATTTAATGATATCCGATGGTTTAATCGTATAGAGATATTTCCAAACATATCCATCTCCACTATTCCCAGCAGATCTTGGTTCCAAATCAGTAAATGTTGGTTCATCTAAGGATGGTTTTCCAGTCGGAGTTTCTGGATTAGATCCATTTTGAAGACAAACATAAACTCTATAGTCGCTATTTAAAACGTAATATGTCGATGAATATAAGTTAGTTGCACCAGAAACGGGAGCAATATTTGTTCTGCTATAATCATGACGATACATGTCATAGATGATACCAGACTTCCAAACTCTCTTTTGTGCTACTCTTCTAATATTAGTTGATGTTATTTTCTTGAGAGCGATCATTGTATCCCAATAATCGTTTTCATCATTAAAACAATCTTTTGGCGATGGGGGTGTAGTGTCCCAATCGTTTTGTACAGAAGATGCGTTTGGTAATCCTATAAAAGCATAATATGAATTATCAGAAGTAGTTACTCCCGCTACAAAATTTTTAGCATTAAGTATTCTAATCTGATCAGTTATAATTGCTGCCATTTTGAAGTTTTTTATTTATTTATGATAAGTAATTGACATACTTAAGTGGTCTTGATCTTTTAACGATTGTTCCTGTGGATATTCCAGTTACTCCATTTAATGTATATGCATAATGTGTTATAATTCCAGATCTTGGACCTAGATTAATTTTACCCCAACTGAATTCACCATAGAAAGAACTATAACCAAAACCAGTCAATCCATTATAACTGGAAACGCTTACTGTAACTTTAGCAACATATGTTAAACCAAACCCAACAGCATCCGTTTGTGCAATAGAGACTGACTCCGCTTTATAGACATTATCAATAAAGTTTGTTCCTATTCCAATTATAGAACCGTCAGAATTTATTGAGGTTAAACCATTACCAACATTTGAATTGTAAATTACGAAATAGTCTCCAGTTTGAATTCCACTAACAGTAGATGCACTTGAAACTATCTTAGTGTTTCTTAAGAAAGATTGTGGAGTGATAATCAGATCAAATACGAGAGCAGTGGATGCAATACCAACGCTAGTTTGCGCGATTCCACTAACAATTCCAAAGTCTCCTTCATAAGATACTGTCGTATTATCCTCAAGGGTTATTGCCGACTGTTCAATCAATACTTTTGGTGGATTTGATGAAGTATATCCAACACCTGGATTTGTTAGAGATATTGAAGTAACAACTCCAGCGGTAATAGAAGATGTTGCAATTGCTCTTCCAGTTGTTCCTATTCCAGGGTTTGATAGTGAAACCTCTGGCGCAACTTCATATCCTGATCCGCCTTCAGATATAACAAAACTTGATATTGTGCCTGCTGTGGAAACTATAGCAGTTGCTGCAGCACCAACTTTAATATCCTGAGATACGAAAGTTACATATTTTTGGAAAGTTAGTGTTAAGTTGTTTTCATTTGTCTGATTGAAGAATGGGCGAATATTATCAACATATGCTATAGTGCTTCCTATTCCAACATTCTTAATCAAATAAGATGATGGGAAAATATTCGCTTCATAAAGTTCTCTATCCTTACCAACTTCTTTATTGTTTATGAATAGATCTTCAGTTTGTCTGCACCAAGTAATTGTTCTGAGAAGTGTTGCATCTTGAACAACACCAGATCCATAATAAGTATTGGTTTCTAAAGTATCTGTAGTGTTTATTTGAGTTACAATTCTTTCATCTTCGTTGTATGATGCTGGTTGTCCAAAACTAGAATCCGCCTTGATTGTGAGATTGTCCCCAACCTTGACAGTATCAAGAACCTCAACGTCTGTAACGTCAATGGATCCACTTCCTCTATAGAAAATGATTTTTGAAGTATCTCCAGGTTTTGGTGCTTCTGTAAATGTAATGTTGCTTCCACCTTTAAATACATATCCTTGACCAGGAACTTGAAGTACATCGTTAATGAATATCAATAAAGTTGCTTCAACATCAATATTAGAACCTTTAGCAGCTCTAATCGAAATTAAATCTCCCAATAGAGTAAGTGGGAATACTGTTCTAGTTGCATCAAATAGATCATCCAATTTATCTAAGACTTGAAGTTCCCCAATACTCCAAGCAGTGAATTTATCATTGAATGTTTTTTGAATGCTGAGTGTAAAATCTACAAAATTGGGATTAGAAGTTGTTGGAATTCCAGTGATTCCTCCAGATTGAACGGTTAAATATTCTCCTTGTCCATATCCATATCCAAGATTTTGAATTTCAAAATCAGTTATACTAGTTCCAGAACCAACGACAAAACTAATTGTTGCCTGTGTTCCTATTCCAGAAGGATACTGGGAACTATAAACTAAAGGAATATCTGAGTATGGTAGCGGATCTTCAATTACAACATATAGATTTCCAGTCGAGGTATAACCAGAACCTGGATTTGTGATATGAACATTTGAAGTAACATGTCCATCGTATATTGTTGCAATACCAACATGAGTTATAGTACTAATGCCAACATTACTATTTGCAACTCCAACATTAACATATCCAACAGGTGGGTTCGCAATTGAGATATAGACAGTTGAATTTGCTGGTATCTCTTTTGATGAAGTTGATGCTGATCCAATTATAATATAAGTTGAACCAGAAGAAACTATTGTAGCGCCAGCAACATAAGTGCTTATGCTTACAGTGCAGTTAGATCCAGTGTTAGCAAGTTCTAAAGACTTGAATACACTATTCTTATTATCAATTGTAATTATAGTTGAACCTATTCCGACATTATTTGTTACATTAGTGATCAATTCATACTTTGTATTTGCTCGGTATCCAGATCCAGTGTTTCCAATTGCAATGTTAGAGATAGTTCCCGCTACAGAAACCACTACTGTAGCTCCTGCAGAAACTAAAGGTTGATAACCAAACCCTTGGGATGATCCAACAGAAACTATCAATCCACCTACAGGAATATTTGCATTATTAGGATCATATGCAACTGAAGATGCTGTTCCAGTGAAAGTGACTGAGGTAATTCCAGAAGTCTCTGACATCACATAGTCGTTAGTTAAACCAGGACCTTGGAAAATATCATTAACCAGCATTACAATATTTTCATTTGCAATTCCAGACACATCATTTCTACTAGACTTCAATGTAAATGCCTTTCTAGTTCCATTAAATGCGGAACTAATGTCATCGTAAATATAATTCTTTGAGTAAGTTTCTGAAGTTGTATTAGGTGTTCCAGATCTTAAGAATACTCTACCCTGGAATTTGGAGTTAGTTGAAATTCCAACCCAATACCTATCATCTGGGGCATTAGTTGTAGTAGATAGTGGGATATTGCCATAGGGCGCCTCTACAAAGTTTAGAGTATTCTCTACAATGTTATAACTTCCAGTTACTTTTGTTATCAAGTCTCCAGAATTATAATTACTCTCAACTGTTCCTAGCCATGGTCTTCTAACTCTTATTGCGTTAGTTGATCCAATACCAACACCTTCAATTCTCATAATTTCATTACCCATCTTAATCAAATCTCCACCGAAGAATGATGTAATACCAGTGAAGTAAAGAATGTCATCTGCGGAAGATGCATCTCTTCTCAATTGGGTAGTAATTGCCGTAGAAACTATGGGGGACTGAATAATATTATCAATAGCAACAATAACCTTGGAGTTTTGATTTTTGCATGTAAATGTGTGAGATGTTCCTATACCAACATGTGTTAAATTTATAAGTTTTGGAGTTGTCTTAAGAGCATCTTCTGCAGTAGCGGCAAGTTGGAACTTACTTTCATTAATTTTTACAGCATAAACAGTCCCAGGTAACTTGTCAGTTGTGCCAATACCAACAAATGTAGTTAATGCAACACCAATAGCTTGACTAGTTCCAGCACCAGCATAGGTATATTGTAATTCCTCACCTGTAACAAAGAAGTGATTTCCTATTGTTATTGTATCTGTAGTTGTGTTTGCAATTGCTGGATCACTACCATCGAAAGTCCTCTTAAAGATGTTAAATGATTTATGAGATAATGGAAATTCTCTCTTAATATCCCTTTCAGTTCCAGAATAAGTAGCTGCCTCTGTTTCTAATGTTCCTTCAGCAATACTAGTAATTGTCTGGGTGTCATCGACAAATCTCATTGCATTTAAAAATGTCTTGACTTGAACCTCTGTGTTTGTATTTGGAGTGAATGTTAGGTTAATTGTACCTCCAGTTATCGCTGCTCCAACATTACCTAATGAACCAGAAGTATATACTGCACCCCATTCGGTATAATAAACTTCATTATCATCATCTCCAACCATTATTTCTGACATATAAGTTTCATTATTTGTCAGGTCATTGACTGACATCAGACAATAACCACCATCAAAAACGTTGGGATATGTTGCAATCACTGTCTCAATTGGGGATGATGATGCTGCTATTGAAACTTGTTTTGATTCAAGTCTCAAGAACTTCATATCATAAGTTCCATTATAATTGATTGTTGTAGTTCCAAGTCCAGTAACAGAAGTATTTGCAAAAGAAACTCTAGATACTGCAATGGTTGCTCCTATTCCAGGTCTTGGTCTGAAATCAACTTTTACATCAGAACCAGAAATATATGCAATATATGTACCTAAACCAACACTTGAGAAAACATCTCTAGAATGATTGGATAATTGACCATATTCTAGTAGTTCAACATCAGTCCCATTATGAGTTAGATTTAACTCATCAAACTCATATTCTCCATTAGGTCCTTTAATTTCAACTAACATCTTTGCTGATGAATAAGTTGCACCCATAGAAATGATATTTGTTAATAATGATGTGGGTACAACTACTGGTGGCAACACCTCATATTTTACTGATGTTCCAGACTCAGTTACTCCAAATTCGGAAGATGCTGTGGCAACTAAATTATCTCTAACATTAAATGACAAAGTTCTGATTTCATAATCATTTACAGTAAATCTATTTGGGAAGAATTGAAGAACACCCTCAGAACCATCAACGATAGTATCAAATGATCCTAAGTCTAGAACTGTTTCAAGTCTTGCATATTGGTTTATGAATGAGAATCTGTCATCATCAATTAAGAAAGTGACAAACATGAATTGTCTCTCTGATGTATATCTTCTATCTTTGATATACGTTAAGAACTTAATTGCTTTAGTGTCTGACAGTAACCATCTATAAGTTTCTGCATATCTTGTTGGTCTCGGGAAACTATTAAATTGATCACTTATATCGTCAATTATTAGAACTCTATTTCCAATAGATTCTGCATAGTCGGTAATTGTTCTACTATTAAAGTATAGTTCATTTGAATATGCATCAGATCCAACAAATAAAGAATTTTCTCTAACTAAATCAAAGTCAGCGACACAATTCAGATCACCTATACCGAGCATATCAATTATTACATCAACTCCTGTTATGTTAGTAGTAACTCCAACAATCATTGAAGTTTCATTTTGAGGAGAAAGTTTTGATTCTAGTTGATAGTCTGAGAACTTCTTAAATCCAGTAGTGTGATTTAATACGCTTACTGGATCTTCCCAAGTACTAAAATCTACTTTTGATTTTAATGAATATGAGAAGTTTTGGTAATAATCATTGTCTTGTAATCTCTGAATATTATCGTTCAGGAATCCAGTATTTCTGTCCCAACCCTTAAGAACTTTAGATTTTTCAGCAATTTCATAGTTTGAATCAAAGTTAGTTACAGATTTTACAATTCCTCTAGTTTTTGACGTTTGCCCTTCGACAACGTTACCTGATGTGAAATCATTTATAGTCTCTATCCTTAAAGTTTCTGTATAAGCATTCCAATCAGAAACTTTACCTGATGATTCATTATTTGTTATATCAATGACCTTTTCACCATCTAAGAAATTGTTTTTCTTCAATACAATATTAAATTGTGGGAAATATTTTGCTGGAACTATAATTCCAGAAGAATTTACAAAATCAAATCTCCCAGGAACTTCTCCAGGATTTAAATATCCACCCATGCTATAAGTTACAATTCCCAATCCTCCCCTATTTTCTGCAACAGATTTTATGGTGAATAGACCATAATTATAATTTGCGGAATTATATCCTTTCCCAGTTGATCCAACACCAACGCTAACATTTTCAATCAATACTTTATCATTAGTAGCGAATGGGAATGTATTTTGAGTACTAAATCCAACAGATAAGAATACCGTTACATCATTTGTTGAGTCATTATAACGCATACTTGCAATACCAACACCATTAGTATTCTGTATTGGTATAATTGTTGGTTGAACATTTGTTATTCCAAAAGTGTTTTTAAGAATTTGAACTTCATTTGTGTTTAAGTCATATTTTAAATCAACTTCTGGAACTAGATTTTTAGTTCTACCATCAAAAACTAATAATTTTGGTGCTAATGAATATCCCCTTCCAACTGAAGAGATGCCAATACTTTCAAAGGAAGCCAAAGGTTCCAATTGTACAATTTCCGCCAATTTAGTTGTTGGTCTAAGAGTAAAATCGGATGGATAATCAAATCCAATATCCATAATTTCAATTTTTCCAACTTTACCTATAGTGGAACTTGATAAATCTAAAACAGCCCCTGTTCCGTATTCTGAGGTAACTGTTGTAAATCCAGGCATTTTCTTAAAGTTGAATCCACCATTTAAAATTTTAACATTTTTAATGGATCCGAATGCAGTTTTTGAATCAGTATCATATTTTAACTCAGACTCTGCTGAAACGTAAGCATCTCTTTCTGGGTATTCTTTTAAGTTATATGTAAATGATTGTGATCCAGATACTAAAATAGAATGTTTTCCATTATACTTACTATTTCTTGGTATAATTTGACTATTCCATTCAACAGAGTTGTCAATAACTATTTCTTTTTTAGTAATTGGGTTGGAAATAGTATCCAGAGGAATTAATCTGTAATAAAGAACATCTGGAGTATATTCATCAACTCTAAGAGTTACCTTTGCCCCTGGAGTAACACCGATTATTCCAGACTTTCCTACGTCAAAAGAATTTAGAGACTTGCTGGTATCATATTCTTGATTGAACATTTTATCAGTATAAATTTTAAACTCAAATGATGGATAATTATTTGAGTTTTGAATATATGATAGTGAAGAATCGGAAAGATCAAAATTTATGGTAGTGTTTTTATAAACATCCAGTTTTGGATTGACCTGAGAAATATCACCAGTAGATGCACTCGTAATGCCTATGAAGGATGGTCTAGATTGTAAAGACTCATATGTTGATGTTGTTAATTTAATGGTGCTACTATCAACAACATAAACATAATAAATTTTATCATTGATCAAACCCCCACTAGGAGAAGATGAAGTATGAATTACCTTTTCTCCAGTATAATATCCGTGGTTGGGGATAGTTATAGTATCATTAGTGGTATTTACTCCTACTGCAGTAAATGATTTTGGATTAGCGACCAAAACTCTATTATAATCATTATACTTTATTGTTATGGAAGTTGAAATTGATGGATTTACACTAACTTCAACAACATCATTATTCAAAAGACCATGAGTTTCCGCTAAGGATACTGTTACAATGTTTTTGCTAATTTTACCCTTAGGAACATCATTATAAAGTGTTTTAAAACTATGGTTATTTCCATTACCTATTCCATTAAAAAATAGAGTGCCAATATTTCTAGTCGTGTTTGCAATTCCAGAAAATACGCCAGTAGATCCCAGACCAACCATGACAGTTGCAATACCAATTAAATCATCTGAAATTTTTGCAACATAAAGAATTGACTGATCTTGCAATCTTGAAGAGGAAATTCCATTTGTAGAAATTCCCAAACCAAAACCTCCACCATTTAAATAATATTGAATATTATCTCCAGTTTTTAAGTTGTGATTTGGTAAATATATTGTTTTAGTTGGAACAAATACAGAACTTACACCTGTTCCTGGATTTGAAAAAACTAAAGTAGATCCTATTCCAACTCCAGCAGAAGTTCCTATACTTACAGATTCCTTAGGGTCAAAATATATTTCTTTATTTACCCTATAGTCATACGCTGTTTTATATCCAACGTTTTCAACTACTAATTTTCTAGTTTTTTCATATAAAACTGTAGTAGTGGTGTGTGAAGATCCTACAGTCCCATCTACAGATCTTAAAACTTTTATTCTGGAAGATTTTAAATCTACTGACAAAACTTTGACTCTTTCTGTACCAATCCCCAATATGTCATTTTCTCTTATTCTTGGGAAAGATAAATTTCCACCCAAAGAAAAATAAGTAATTATTCCAGTTATACCAGTTGATCCCACACCAACTTTTAGTGAGAATGTGTTGGTAGAAACACCAATATTATATGATCCTTCCAGTAAAGATGAAGTTGTATTGAGACCTGATATTACAATCAGATCACGATCTTTAAATCCATGGGGATCATTTGAAAAAGATATAAAGTTTTTATTATTTCCGTCAGCGTAAAATTCTACATCTGAAATAGAAGATGTTGCAACACTAATATTATTAACTATTTTACCAGATACTTTAGAAATCAGGGCATAAAATCCACTTCCACCTGTTCCATCGCTTTCTATAACTAGCGAATCATCAACTCGGTATTTAGTGCCACCAGTTAATATACCGACACTATCAACGGATCCTTTTTTAGCAAACTTAATATTAGAAACTTGTTCCTTATATCTGTTAGGTGAAATTATATAATCATATCCATTAAAATCTTGAAGATTTAAATTGTAATTAGAAACACTTCTAAACCATTTTGTTTGGTTTAAATCAATGTCGTCTTGGTTTGAAGTTTTTTGGAAATTAAATTCATTCGGAACTGCTTTATATGAATGTCCAATTAAATATGGGAATACTGGTTGCTTGTATCCTTTAAATGGACCACTTGAAGATTCTATTGGATTTACAGTTGCGAAATAAGCATAAACACCCTTTGGAAAATCTGGCGTAACACAAAATCTTCCATTATTTTCATCAAGAACAGTTTCATCATCAGACTTCACATAAGAAAAGTCCTCAACAAAAAATCCCTCTGGATATGCCGAAGTGCTTGGTCTTGATGAATTTAATTTTATTGAGTACCCAGACTTCATTTGAATAATTGTTCCACCAGACCTGCTTATATAAGCATATGGTCCATAAATTGGATTTCCATCATAAGCCCATCCAATTATTGGGGAATGGTCTGTTGAAGTGGTCTCTGCACTATTTCTGATAATTAAATCTTTTCTACCATAAATTGTTTTGCCTTCTTGATTTTTTGCATATAAAATCTTTCTTAAATTTCTAGGTGCATATAAATGAGCATACTGAAGACCGTATTCATTATTAATTGGTTCTGTTAAAAATCCATCATCATCACTAACAGAATTTAAATATTTTGAAAATAAATTAATTGTCCATCTAGTAATATTTGTATCTAAAACGCATCCCGACCCAGAAGAAATAATTGATATTCCAGTCTGATCTTGAGTATATCCAATACCACTCTCGATGATTTTAACCTCAACCAACTCTCCGTTATTTAAAACAGGAGTTAAAACGGCACCTACACCGTCCCCAGTAATTACCAAGTTAGGTGGAGAGTTATAACCACTACCTCTTTTGTTAATAATTACATCTACAATTTTACCATTGGAAACAATGGGAGTTGCCTGAGCATTTTCTCCAGAAATCAACCTAGTATTTGGTGTTCTGAGATAGTTGATAATATCTTCAACACCATAAGAGGATCCATTTGATCTTAAATGAACACTAGATACTTGACCTCTCACAATTGGTTGAAGAACACACTTAAATTCATTATTTTCTGTAGACGCTATACCAACAGATCCTAAAACTCTTACTTTTATTTCTGGATAATTGAACAAATGAGTTCCTATCCCAGCAAAACTTAAATCTACAAATTGATTTGTTTTTAAGTAAAAATCTTTTTCATTTGTTGTAATTCCAACTTGAGATAATTTGAAGGAATCATTATCAATTGCAGATACATAATATTCGGTATTTGTTGATAAACCAGATATACCAGTTCCATCAACATTGTAAGTTATGATTTCACCTGTTTTATACCCATGATTTTTAATGGAGACTGTTGATAGTGCAGTATTGATTCCAACAGGTGGGCAAGTTCTTAATTTGTTTTCATATCCAGATCCAGGATTAATAATAGATACACTTGCAACTACTAGTTTTTGTGAAAAAGATTTTATGGAATGATTTCCTACACCATAACTTGTCAGTGATACTGTATTAACACCTGAAATAGCATCTCCATAATTTTTATGAAGTTTAATAGTATATACATCTCTTACATTTACATAATAAGATGCTGAAGTTGATAATCCACCTACTGCTTTTTGCCCAAAAGTTTCATAAGTAATTCTCTCACCATTCCTTAACTTATGGTATGTTGTAAATCCTATAGATGAAGTGGTTGCTAAGCTTACAAGTGCGGCACTTCCTAAAGAATTGAAAATAACTTCATGAGAAATTAATTTTGTATTTACCTTTGCAGTAGCTCCAGATCCATTTCCTCCAGTTATTTCTATGGTTGGAGTTTCTGTATAATCGAATCCAGGATCTAAAACTCTTATCTCTTCAAAATTACCTACAACAGAGACATTTCCAGTGGCACCTGATCCAACATTATCCGTTATTGATAGTACTGGAGGATTGATTACATCATATCCAGATCCAGTGGACATTACGGATATTTCAGTAATTGGACCATAATAAACTCCGTCATTGGATTTATAATTTAATACTTCAACTCCATTTACCAGCATTCCAGTTAATCCTGGCGCTGTTTTTTGTAAATCTGATTTAAATTCTGGTTGGGCAAATTCTCTTAAAAGTTTCTGAGAAGATAAATTTTTGTTATGTAAATTAAATAATTCTATCTTATTATTAGTTACTACTCTTTCACTTTGAAGGGTGATAAATTCACCATTATGAATTTGAGATGGACTTAAAGCAAATTTAACATTATTTGCATCAACTCTTTTTACAAAATAAACTCCCTCATCAAACAATGAACTAATTACATTGAAGGCAATTACCCTTTCACCAGACTCGTTAAAAGTTATAAAACTAGACTGTTCTGGAATATAATAGATTGCATCACCTGTTTGGAAATTGTGATCTATTCCGTCAGTAATTTTAAAAGTATCACCAATATAAGTTCCAGAAAAAACGTATGAAGACTTTTTAGGTTCTATTTTTTGTTGATTATAAAATGGTACAGAAGAAGAAGCTACTAAAACTTTTTCACCATCAATATAAGTATTTTGTACGTTTGTTATTATATTTGCAACGGGGTATTGGTCAGAATTTCCCTTTAAAAGTTTTCTTTTAACTGAGAAAGACGCATTCAAGGATGTGAAAGTAGATCCTTCGCAAATAAAAGACTTAGAACTTAAAACGTCCTTTACTACAAAATCTTTCTCATTACCCAAACTACTAATAATAGTAATATTATCTCCAATGTGAAGATTATGATCTTCATTAATGAAAACCTTATAGGTATTTGTCGCGGTTAGACCTATTCCAGCAACAGAATAGTTATTTGCTATGTTTAATAACCATTCATTCTTTGTTTGCTCCCTATTTTCTATTCCTAAGGTTTTTATTTTTATCTTATCTCCAGACTCATACCCATAAGTTTCTTCATTTATTTTTAAATTAGTAAGAACTGGTCTTAGTCTAAGTCTAAGTTCTCTCCCATCTACAACTGATCTACCATAAGCATAAGTATTGATGTCAAGATTAGATCCATCAACTATTGTTCCAGTTACATTGGAGCAACCGTAGAATTGATTAATAGATTTCGATGAGTATGAAACTATGCCAATACTAGTATCTTTATAAACTACAGATAACTCACCTTCCCGTGGAAATCCTATAGTCGAATCAACATCAAGAGTTGTTGCTCCAACTCCAACTTCACCGATCAATTTTGTTTTGGGATGATATGAAAACTTTCCATAAATGGATCCCTCTACGTTGATATCTCTATCGAATCCAGCATCAATACTAATTTTATAATAAGTGTCAGTTGTTATTCCTACAGGTTTTACTGTTTTTCTTCTTACTGCATCATAAACTTTAATTTTTTCTACCTTTGTTATGGGTGCGTATGCCTTAGGAATATCTTCACCGTAAGTATCCTGATAAAGAGTTGAATTCCTTAATTCGGATATATCTCCATCTAAACTTTCTACAACAAAATCAAAAGTTATTTGATAATTTGCATCTGAGGGTTTAACTAGAAACTCTTTTGGTTTAATAACATCAACTCTTTCACCATAAAGAGCCTTAAAGAGAATCTTAAATGACTCATCAGTTCCTTTTGATGAATAAAAATCTCTAGATTGTTTTAAAAATAATGCCTGATTTACTTTTCTTGTGATAAAAGAATCATCAATTGCAGAGTAAAAATCTCTAGATTCAAACCCTGGTGCTAGTTGATACTTTATTTTTTCTAAGAATTCTTTTAGGAATAAAATGCTTAAATTATATACTACCGATCCAGAATCATGCTCTTCTACTTCAGTTTGGGAGAACTCCAAATCTCCCATCTGATCAGAACTTTTATATGAAGAAATT